AATCATTCCCACTCAATTATTTACGATACACATAAACAATTGACTGATAACAACTTTCTTCCAAATGATTTTCACCGTACCGTTTTATATACCGTCACCGGAAATCAGTGCCACGATTTTTGCTTCTTCAGTGAATCGTATTGCTGTTCGCAGGATTCTCCTGCAATCCGATACTTTTCAGCCTCAGCTGCTGTTGCGTTGTAAACTCGGTTGCTTTCTTCAAGCATGTCGGCGAGCACACCGATGACCTTGCTGGCTGGCGTGCCAGTGGGGAAAGATCCGGTATAGTGTTCGGCGAGTCGCTTGGTTTTGTCAAGCTCGGCGCGCAGGCTGTCAGCAGCGGCATTAGCATGCTCAGCATCAACACGCGCCACATCGATACGGGACTGTGCTTCACGTTCAATTTGTGTTTTCTCCTGATCACGTTGTGACCTGGCCTTATCATCAGCCTGTTTCTGATCTTCCTGTGCCTGCGCATACCCGGCGTCGTACTGACGACTGCCGTGTGCATTCCAGGCTACAACTCCTGATATGACCAGAACAGCAAGCATCGCCATGATAACCAACTGTTTCCAGTATGCTTTTGCGAATGCCCAGATCATACCGCCAGCACCTTACTGGCAGTGATGTACCGCGCGCGCCGGTCGTCGATGCCGTTCCGGCCACCATTGATAATCAGAGTTACACGTGCAATATCGCCGGTATACTTCATGCATCCTTTGCTGGCAAAGAACCACGCCGCGCTACGAGCCGCGTATTCGTCCTGCGCCAGCAGTTCAGGACTCTCCAGCAGGTCAACCTTAAGACCGTTTCCACAGTCACGATAGTTATTCAAACCGGTAATCTGGATAAGTCCGCGACCACGGTAATTCCAGCCATCACCAGAGGCATTGTTACCCATGCGTTTGCTGTACACCAGATTTGCGATCGCGCGCTGGCGCTCAAGTGGCAATGGTGGCTCACCAGCACGGCGGCCCAGTGCGTTAGCCTGTCCCTGGGTGAGACGCCCAGCCCGAACGAAGTTAGCCAGTCCGGTGACGCTGTAGTTGAAATTTTCCTGCAACCGGTTGAAGCCACCAGACTCATGCCCGACCTGAGCAATAAACATTGCCTGATCTTCGGGTTTGCTGATACCAAACTCTTTCATCGCAGAAGTTATATGCGAGAACCAGCGAGCGGCCAGCGCCTCGCTAATACCAGCAGCTCGCTGGAATTGTTTAATCTCCATGTTTAGACCTCGATATTTTGAAAATATGAACAACGTTACCGCGTGTTTTAATAACCGCGGCAAGCATGACAGCGTTGATAATGACCTCAGATAAATCCACAGCCATTGGCGTGCGTAACCAGATTGCATAGACGACACGAACAGGAATACTTGCCGCAGCAACAATAAGGAAATAAGCAAGCCACCCTCCCCATCTTCGATGTTGAGAGCCGTTACGCCGGAATGTGACAACGCGAATTGCTATGCCAGTACAAATAACTGCATTGGTGATAAGCAAAAAAAACTCATGCGTTACCATCGTCTTTTCTCCCCGGAATTAACTCGCGTGGATTATCGGAACGGTGATAGAGCCAGATGCCAATACGCACGGCGACAATTGCTGACACGAATGCGCCTGCAGAGAAAACAATCCCTTTTTCAAAAGAGTCCTGCGTGATGGTAGGGATCAGGCTGGCTATGCCGATAAGAATTGATGCTGCTGGTTTGTAAAAGAGAAGGCCGCAAAGAAAGCTGAGCATCGACAGGAGCACCCGGCGACGGATGGGGTACTCTACCGCAGAGGTAACAAAAATTACCGCCCCAGCCAAAGCCCCCAAAGCAACCTCCGGAGGGACACCTGCAATAACCGCAGCAAGAGAACTAACACTAAGCCACTGATTTGAAGTTTCATTGGTTAGTTGGAATGACATAACGAAACCCGTTTATTTGCAAACACCCTGCTTCAGGAAAAGTATACCGCGCAACAACACACCATTTACGGTTCAATTCCCTGTTAATTGCAAAACTTGCTCTTCCAGTTTTTTAACCCTTCGTCTCATCATTGCAGATTCCAGAATCAGAGCCTCTTCATAACGGATACCGTAACATTCACCAGCCTCGACGGCTTCGCGTACCAGAACCTTTGTCTGTATAAGTGGGTAAACTCCTGCAGAATGCTCTTCTTCCGTCACATCCCTGTATTCTGCCGGGGTCTCATTCCACTTGTCATAACAGATAAATGCCAGTCGTGACACATCTATGCCTTCATTCTGAAATACACTGATAACATGCTGCGCAACTGCACCAAAGTGCCATCTTGCTCCGTCTTTACCTTTCACTTCGATCCTGTCAAGGTACTGGTATGAAACCCATTCCACTCTTTCCCATGCGTCCAGTATTTTCTCATCAATAACCTCTGGAGCAGTCTTGAAACGCGCATCGGACAGCACCGTAAACGCTGACTGGGTAAATCCCCCAGACCATGCACGACCAGCCAACCCAAGAGAATAAGTATTCGTTGTCGATGGTGTCATGGCTGAATCAGAAAACTGTATATATTCTGAATTTCCAGTAGATATTCGAATATTTCCATTTATTAGCGACATAGTGCCTTTAGTATTATCACTATTGAATAATTTCAATTGCGAACTTATACCGCCTCCCACAGCCAGAGATACATCGCCTTCAGCAAGCATTCTGAATTTATCTGCAGAAACAAGCGTCTGGTTAGCAAGGTTAAAATATTTAACCCACCATTCAAAACGCCCTGACATAGTCCCAACGTACTGACCAAGCGCAGGGACGTGAACAACATTGCTATTTGTAGTGCCGTCTATACTGGAAATACCAGTCACCGCTGATGCAGAACTCAGAATATTATTTCTGTCACCCGGATGTTTAATTTCAACAAAGTTCCTGATACACCCTTCCTCGAAGGTAACCACGCCGGAAGAACTATACATGGGGAATATTGACGCATAATTACTGCGTGCAGCATCTAAGAAACGAATGGTTGTAGATGTCTGCAGATCTCCTGATTCATTTTTCCCATCACACCCAGTCATTAGAATATTACTGGCAATATTATTATTTCCCTGAACGGTGACGCCGTGCGCCTGCTTTGCGTCCGATTCAGAGTAATCAACCAGCACATCCGAAATCAGGTTACCAGTCCCCTTGCCAACAACTACTGCGGCGTATTTTGGGTTGTTAGCCATTACACTGCTAATGATATTATTCGTTGGGGCAGTTTCCGTCTCAGTTCCATTGTAAACAACGTGCTGACACTCTTCACCAATAACATTGCTGACAATGTTATATTTTGCTGCTGTTTTAAGTTCCACTGCACCAAACTGAGGATAATTTCTGGCTATCACACCATCAATTAGCGTATTTTGCGATGAATCAAAAAGCACACAACCTGCTTTTTTATTATTTGCGAACCCTAAATACTCTCCTCTTATATCTCTAACAATGTAACCTGACGGAATACCATTATCCGGATAAGCGATCAAGCTAAATCCTGGTCCTCGCGTATTTGTAAATCTGATATTTTTAACCGATACATCATGGCCACCTGAAAATGACACCTGGTGTCCCTGCACACTATCATCTGATTTATTTCCCATAATTGTTAGCGTACTAAGCATGCCACCATCGGGCATGTTAAAAACCAGATGATTACCATCTCTGTCATACTGTTTTATCGTTCCCCCACCTGTTCCGTACAAGCCACAACGTGAAAGAGAAGCTAAAGATGTATTGAATACCCCTTCCGGAACAAAAACACTGCTAAACGAATGTAATGATTTTGTAAAAGCATCCTTGTTATCATTTAAGATTCCATTTTGAGCTCCAAAATCCTTAATGCTGACACCATCACGCATCTTATCCTGGAACGTTCTGTATACCGCTCCAGAACCATACTGAATAAACCAACCAAAACCACCAATAACTCCGGCGATTGCAGCATCGACATAATTACGCATTGAGCGATTATTTACAGCGTCCTGCTCAAGTGATGGATCGGCAAGGTTAGATATTCTGTTTTGCTTTGCATCGTAATATTTTGCAAGCAAAGATGGTTTCATCAATGCACGTCTGAACCACCCAAAACATCGCTGGATCAGCATCGTCAGGTAGTCAAATGCATCCTCATGAACTTCGGGGAAAAATTTTCCCTGATTGCGAAGATCAGTCTCCTGCACCACATCAAGCACACGCTCTATCGTGATTCGCCAGCCAGCAGCAAGCGGCGACGGAAGAACCACTGCACCGCCACTATAAGTTCCCGCCCCTGTTACCGTATAACCAGCATCCAGCACTAGTTTTGTAACGTTACCGTTAAGGTCAGACACCTGAACAACCAGGTCGGATTTTTTGAAAATACGGAAGGTATACGGAAATGATGTCGTAACGCCGTTACCTGTGTATTCGTTGTGGTCAACTTCGGTTGAGACCGTCATGTTAAATCTCCAGATAGTCGCAGCACCCGTTGCGCCGCATATCTGGTTATTCTATTACCCAAAAACCATATATGGATAGAAAGACTGTGAATATGAATAGATATTACCTTTCAGGTAATTTTCAAAACGTGCTGGATAGCAAACAAATTATTTGATACTGTATAAATATACAGTTATTGCATGGAGAAGATTAAGATGCAGCAGTATCACTATCCACTGGAAGAGGGATTTACCGAAAGGATTCACACGCCGGGAGGCGTCAGGTCACTGGTGGAGGGATCGCACTTGATGAAATTACTCCGGGATCTCGATAAGGATGGATTTAATGTCGATGGCCCACTTGCCGAACTGACTGCACTGATTAACTACGTCACCAGCTCACAGATGTCTATGCAGGATCTGCAAACACATCTCGACTATTGTGCCGAACAATTACGAAAACAAACCAGATAAGGTTTGCAATTACCAAATGGAGTGCTTATATTTACCTTTGCGGTAAATTTACATCGCACTCCTCTTGTGCCATAGTAATCGGGCACTGGCAAAATCCAGTGCCGGGATTGGTCTCCCGGATTACTACAGAGGCACATATGCCGCATAAGCGGTTTTTTTATGTGTAAAGCGCACCTATTCTATGGTGGGCTGTGTGGGGGCACCGAAAGGTGCGCCGGGTTCCTTTGTAGCCGGTAAGACCAACTCTGCACAGTTCACCACCATCTGATTGGTCTCAGCGGTGGTGATTAACCTAACTACAAAGGTGATCGCCATGAATACCAAACCTTCCATCTTTTCCTTTGAGTCATCCTGCCAGATCCGTATGTTCATGATTGACGGAGAACCTTGGTTTGTCACCAAAGATGTGTGCAATGCTTTGAATATTGATGTTACACAAGCGAGAAAACTTGATAAAAAAGGCTGGAACAAAAAGGGGCTGTATTCAATACAGACCCCTGGTGGAATACAAGAACTATCCATCGTTTCAGAATCAGGTCTCTACATCCTTATTCTGCGTTGCAAAGAGGCAATGACTGAGGGAACGAGAGCATTCAGATTTCTTGAATGGGTTACAGGTGAGGTTCTTCCTCAGATCCGCCGCACCGGAAGTTACATTAAAAACTCGCTCCCGCAGGAAGAACGCATAAAGATGGTTGCCGACCAGGTTGCAAACGCCACAGCATCAGCAGTGATGCAGGCAATGAAGATAGAGAACAAAACCTACAGCGCCCCGCTGAAGCCCGGCTACCGCAGCCTGATTCATTCTCCGTCTGGTGTTCTCGGCCTGACGGAGAACTCATTGCTGATGAATCTGCTGAATCAGTTGCAGGACGACGGGCATGATGTATCGGGCGCGGCGGCGGAGCTGACCACCATGTTTTGCTACATCGTTGGTGTGAGCAAATGCCTGCGTGATATCCAGACGCACGCGGAGTACATCAACGACAAGGCAGGGTTCTTCTGACAGAACGGCGGCACAGGGATGTGCCTTTAAATAATTCTGTACAGATTGCAGACTGTGGGTGAATAGCGTACTATTACCTCAAGGGTAAACGGATTGGTTTCATTTTTATTAATCCGTGTAATGAACTTATGAGATATGAGGTAATGTCATGCGAAACGAAAAATTGCAGATGCGTAGAGCGCAAGCTGCCGCAAGACGTTCTTTCAATGGAAGCGTAGAGTACGTAAAAGTTACTATGACAAAAGATCACGCAAGTCGCGTATCCCGCGCTTTCTTTGATTCTCGTAACAATAAGGAAAATTATGAGTTCGTCTGCGTCGCAGAATGATAAAAATCAAATTGTCAGATATAAGGGTCGAGTATTGCATACGCAAAATTTCTCGGCCCTTTGTGCATCTGATCTTGAGCTGAAGAAAGTATCTGATGCCTTTACCCAGTATTGGAAAACGGGATACCATCCATCTCTTGGTAAAGATGCTGCATTTGCTCGTCCGACAGAAATGCTTAAACTAAATGTCAGGCATACTCATGTCGATAACCAAGACTATATTCCAGAATATAGTGATAAAAAACACACTGGTAAAAAATCATCTTGGGATGCATGGAAAAATATAGCGTCTGTGCAAGTAAAATGCATACCAACAAGTGATTGCTTTTTAGTTTATTCGGTAAATCACAATCGTGATGCGCTGGTTATGTTTTTTGTTGACGCAGATGCCCACAACATAACTGAGCAAGAAGAGTTTAAAGAGGCAGCAATCACTATCAGTTATCAATTCTTTGAGAAAACAAAAACAGAACCAATGCCTTTAGAAGAAGATCTTTTTTCTGATAAATGGAAGGAATAGCCCGCAGCGCGGGCTTTTTTGTGGACGAAACAAAAGTCAGTGCTACACTCATTGACGCCACATTGAGGTGGCTTATAGATGGAAATTTCACAATGAAAAAAGCATTTGCTGCACTGTTCGTTTTGTTGTCTCTGGTAGCTTCAACTCAGGCCTTTGCCGGTCGTTGTCAGCACGACAGCGATACTGCCGCTGACGGCTCCCGCTGCGGTGGGCGTTCTGCGGATTCCCGCCCTGGCGGCGGTGGCATTCGTTAAAAACAAGGCCGCGAAAGCGGCCTGTGACATGTCACGATAGTTCAGTTTTGCACATCCCTGTGCCGCCGTTCTGTCAGAAGAACCCTGCCTTGTCGTTGATGTACTCCGCGTGGGTCTGGATATCACGCAGGCATTTGCTCACACCGACGATGTAGCAGAACATGGTGGTCAGTTCCGCCGCCGCGCCCGATACATCATGCCCGTCTTCCTGTAACTGGTTCAGCAGATTCATCAGCAGTGAGTGCTCCGTCAGGCCGAGAACACCAGACGGAGAATGAATCAGGCTGCGGTAGCCGGGCTTCAGCGGATAACCATAACATTTTGTCTGTGTTTTAATTGCCTCACGAAGCGCATCTAACATCTTGACTGCCACTTCATCATTCTCTGATGCAGATCCAGCAGGGAGATACTCCCCTTCAAGCGGAACCCGAGCAACAAGAGACAACGCTTCGGCGAATTGATCTTCATCAATTTCTTTGTACGAACAGCCAAAATGAGATTTCAGTGACGACCACATGGTGATCATCGCCTTAGCCTGTTTTTCTTTTGGCAGAGACTGACCGCGACTCATGACGAGTTGTTTAATGGCTTCCTGCTGTTCAGTGGTGATTTTACCCGGCAACGCCTTTTTAGCTTTGCGTGGGTTAACTACATGGCCTTTAGTCCAGTAATCGTAGAGCACATCGTCACACTCTTCCTGATACTGGATTACCTTGTCGCGGATTTCAGGGCGTACTTTGTTTGGACTGATGCTGTTCAACCAAGCTGCCAATTTTCGTAAAGCCATACAAATCATGGCTTGCACCCCACCGGCAGAAGGTATGGTGATTTCCACCATACCCTTCGAGAAGCGTTGAGAAATCTTCTTATGTTGAGATTTCCAGTCTAGCCCCATTCCCTCAACGATAGGTTTCATTGGGGTATACGGTTCACCGTTGTGATTGACAACATAAAGCTCTGCGCCGTGGAATGGCACGTTGATAGTAGATACCGCTGTTGCTATACTCGTCATGTCGTTAATTCCTATACGTAGTTTTACGATACTGAAGCCCTGACGGTCTGGCCACCGTTGGGCTTCGCTGTTTTATGCCACGCTATTCTTCTCACCAGTGAGTCCATACACTTTCCTCAGCTGATAGATAATCTCTGTATTGAACTTTCGGCATTCTTTTTCGCCATTTCTTTCAATAGCTAACTTCACATCGTCCGGAAAACGAACTCGTCGTTGACACATCTCTTTTGCTTTTTGCATTTCATATCTCCTTAGCCCCACGGTGGGGCAAAACAATTGTCACACCGTGCGTCATTGATGTCAAGCACACGGTGAGGCATACTTCAATCATTGCAAGTAACTCAATATTTGGTGAAGAACATGAGCAGAGAAGATCCACAACTAAGGATCAGACTTCCCGTTGAAGTAAAAGAAAAAATAGAAATTTCTGCAAAAGCCAATAAGCGATCAATGAACGCTGAAATAGTACAACGTCTTGACACCAGCTTTCTGAAAGATATTCATGAAGATGACGTAATTTCTGCTTATGAAGCAAAAATTATTGCAAACAATGCACGGCATGAAATATCAAATATTATTTTCAAAAGAACCTTTAATGAAATTAATAAGAAAATAACACTTGGACATACAAGTTTTTATATAAACCTTAATGACCTTGAACTGGAATCACTTGCAGATAATGATTACCAGATCATCTTTGAAAAAACATTTAATAAGCTCAATGAACTAGGTTACATCATCTGTGAAAACTCATGGGATGCAGATGGTTTTGGAATTGAAATACCTGAATAGGAAGAACAAAAGGCGTGTACATATTACACGTCTTTAATACAATTGAAAAACGCCACATTACTGATGTATGTTACAACAAGGAGCGATATTTTGAAAACCATATCTATATTAAAGGTTGCATTAGGCGTCGCTATTATTTTGACTCTCTCAATATTGTTTTATTTTTACCACAAAAAAAATGCTATTGCTCTTGATGGTCACGCGGCAAACTCATTTTTCTCAGAGTACATAGTGCCGCTATCAGGAAGCGGTATAACAAATAAATATACTGACTATGACATCAAATATGGAATTGATGATGGGGAGACTATTGTATTACATGTAATCATTAAAAACCTAATGACAGTAAATAAAAATACAGACTTCAACGATAAAAATACAATACATCACAACAACAGCAAAACATTAATTTCTTATAGTAGCAACATCTATACGGATAAATACCTAAAATACATCTCAGAAGATACAATAAAAGCAACCAGCGAAAAGTTAAAAAACATATATTGTGCATCCGGCAGTTTTCACAAATTATCGCCGCAGGAGCGTTTATTCTACGAAGCAAGAAAACAACGTAAGTCAATAATATTACATTATTATGCTGATTCAGGGGAGTCACTCATATTTAATATTGGGGTTTCCCCTGAATCATGCTAAAGGCGTTTAACTCACCGCATCACCGGATCCACCTGGTTTATTAGTGGCGCAATCCAGAACAGGTTATTGCCTGGTATCAGAGTTCGGACATTATGCGCAATACGATCACCGGCATCACCATTCAACACTCCTGCGGTCACATCAATGATGCTATCCGCAAGACCAAATGACGGTCCGAATAGAGATCCTACGAATCCACGACTGGCATACCTAGACTGTGTGCCAGTGCCAAATAAAGCCCCCAGCCCAACAGCACCACCAGTAGCCTTTTCAGCCATGTTGTTATATTCTATCAATGGCCCAAGAATACCGGATCTATCTATACCCTCAAGCACCAGCTTCTCTGGTGACCAGTCAACATTTTTCCCTTTCGATGCTTCTTTTAGCGCATAGACCAGTGAGCCAAGAGCAATCTGAAATGCAGTGCCATAATAAAATTGCGCAGTTCCTTCCTGTAACCCACCAAGTAGCGCACGGTTGTATGAAGCCGTTGTGAATGATTTAAACTGAAATATCGTTCGCCCCATTGGAGTACTCGCCCATAAAGGTGTGTCACCAATACCGGGGGTGATGATAGTGTTATTAACGTCTTTCAGAACCGCTGACTGGAATACTCCGGCAACGTACTGATCGTCCCATTTATCAAAGTTACCAATGTGCCATCCATCAATTACCTCACCATGTTTCTCGAACTCACTGCGAATACGCGCAGCCATATTGTCGTTGATACCGAGTTTTGCCATGCGACGTGCAGAAAACGCACCGGACAAAATACCGTCTGACGTGAGCATTCCGTTCATGGATTTGTTTATGTCATTAAATCGATCCATGAGTGTCAGCTTGCCGAAGGCATCAGTAATTCGCTCCATTCCTGCTTCGACTGCTGTTGTCCTGGAAGAACTGTCAACAAGATCACCAATTGCACGAGAACGTGAATGTAGTACAGCTTCCAATCCAATCCCCATCTTCAACATATCTTCTTTGCTGGCCTTAAATGCCGGTGATTGGGATATCTGAGAAGCATAGCCTTTCATGGTGTTACGGAAACCATTAACCATAACCCCTCTGGCCAGATCTGGAATAGCTGATACTGTCATTCCACCGAGTTTGGTCGTGAAGTTCACATCCCGCAGAAAAGCGCCAGCACGAACAAAAAACGAAGACGGATCATCAGGCATCCCATATGTACCAACAAGACGATCGCGTAATGCTGTTATGTCTCTGAGATCATTTGCTCTTGATTTTGAAAGTCTGGACTGTTCTTTCCGTAATTCCTTTTCGTACTTTCGCATTAATGAATCGAGTTTACCCTGAGGAACAACTTCACCATTGCTCTCATAACGTGCTTTCAGATTTGCCACACTTTCGTCATATTTCGCCTTTATTTTTTCAGGCACTTCCCGTAACAGAGTGTCATATTCGTCCTCAATTAATTGCAGACGCTCAGTCATAGTTCGTTTGCCAAATGTTCTCGTCAACTCAATTTCTGCTGCCGCTTCACGGATATGACGTTGCAGCACGTAATTCACATCACTTTCAAGATAATCCCTGATAAGACTATCAGGAACATTTAATGTTCTTTCTTTCGTACTACCTGCGGCTTTTACAGAAAATACGCTGACAAAATCCTGTGGAACCTTAGCACCAGTAATTTTATTAATTACGATATCCGCTGCAATTTCAGCATCCTCAGGATCCAGTGTTTTATTTCCTCTCGACCACCAGTCAACCAAAATACGTCGAAATTTATCGCGTTCACTGATTATTTTTCCAACTTTATATATGCGTGGGAAATAGCTTGCCTGGCCTAATGCTTTCAGTTCTTCATCTGGCGGCAATAAACCAAGCTTTTGCATTTCAACTTTCACCCGATTTAATACAGTTCGCATCGCCTGCGCCGTTTCCTGAACAACAGGATTAGCATGCACATCACCGCTTCGCATAGCATTCCCAACCTGCTGACGAAATGAATCAAAACTCATGTCACCACCATCAGCTTTATACTTTGCGTATGCCTGTTTATTTCCGACAACAACAGCAGCTTCTTCACGCTGCCATCCACGTGTACGGGTTTCTACAGCTACCGGTGTTTCAATCCCCCTTTCATTTCCTTTAAGGGTGAAATTATTTTCGGCTAACTCCAGCGTTGTTTTTCGCACCGTCTTGGACGGAGACTCCATTAACCTTGTCAAAGGAGTAAGATAGCTCCCTGCTTTCCATGCAGCCTTTCCAACCCACCCACCGGAAACAGGGGTTAAATCATCCAGAGTCGCTGTATCAATTTTCATAGCACCAACACTACCACCATCGGAAAGCGAAGCGGCAGCCCTGTCAGTCACTGATGTAATGCTCATATTATCAAGAGCATCAGCAACCTCACGTGTGGCTGCAGCCCGGACGGATGGCGAAAGCGCAACACCAGCACTGGCAAACACGCCGCTCATCATCGCACCCGCTGCAACGTGAGCGGCACTTTCACCCCATGAGCGTGTTATTTGCTGATTATTCAGTACAACCTCGCTTAATGCTGTACCGGCAGCACCAATCGCAATCTGTGAGCCAATACGCGCCAGTGCCCCTCCTTGAGCACCGGGAATAAACATTGACGCAACAGTAACCGGATCCATTCCCGCAGCAATACTGGCAAGGGTTCCAACTACGCCAGCATCAGACAATAAACGTCTGTCTTCATTTTCATCATCTATCTGCTGCTTAATCCACGCCGTTTCCTCTGGCGATCGGGAATCTGCAAATTTCGCCCCCCAGTATTCATAACCGTGCAACTCATTTTTATCAGCATATGGGTTATAACCCTCGACCGGTTCAAACTGTCTGGCTGGGCGGAAAAAACCAGACAGAATATTGTTCTGTCGCATTGCAGCCCCCCATACGGAAGGCTCAGGTGGCAATGGCTCAGGATTAGCCCCTTCCGGAAGGGCAACATCAAACCCAGTTTGTTCCGGCAAAACATTACCTGACGGGATCAGTCCGTTATTAAGATCTTCAGCTTGTGCATAAACTGGCATTATTTAGATCCCCACGAAAAGTAATCTTTAAATTTGTCCATACGTTCGTTATGCAGGCGCTGATACTGCTCATCCAGAGCGCGATGCTTGTCTTTGAAGTTTCGTATAGCCTGTCCACGCATAATTTCTTCCTGCTCGTACTGCTCCCGTTCCTGCTGCATTTTCTTATAAGGTTCCCAATCTTCTAGTGATGGTTCCCAACGCATAGGACGCCCATGTTTGTTATAAAACGGCTGGACCCGATCGATGCCATTTTCATCCTTAGTTCTTACCATAATGGCGTAATCACCATTACGGGGTGTTAACACGTCAGGGGTTATGAATAATTCTCCATTAATACGACTCTCAGGGGTTTTTGTCTCAACTACAGGAGCATTACCTGACGTGATCCCAAGCAACGTCGGACTGGTTGTTATAATCTCTTTGCGCTCACCGTACATCAGCCGTTCTTTTTCAGCTTTCCACTGCGCCGCCTGCCAGCCTGACGGCCCATATTGATAAAGCGCCTCCGGTGCATATTTCATAAACTGCGCTTCTCCGTTAACCTCGCTGATACTCCAAGTGCGGGCTATCTGCTGGTTGGTCATTTGCTTCGCTACGTCAGCGTTACCACCAGCAACGCGGTAGTTAATGTCATACATCGTCTGATAGTCATTACGGAATCTAGCTGCTTCCGGCGTCTGGTCATCCGCAGACGGATCCCAACGGAACCACTGCGCCATATTGCTGACAGCAGAATTCATCGCCTTGCTGCGATCATTTTTGTACTCTTTTGAACTCTGCGTTGATGCCAATTGAGCTTTAAGTGCATCGGTCTGGTTGTACGTAAGGTTCTGCGCCTGCTCGATAGCCGCATCAGCAGACATGCCAGAATCAGTTAGTTGCTTAACAGTCAGATAAAAACCCTGCATATCCTTCGGCATATTTCCAATAGATGCATTGTCTGTTTCATATAACCGACTAAACAGTTCCGCCGCATTTTTAACCACTTCCTGATTGCTGGATCGGGATACTGCTGAAAGCTGCGTGATGACCTGCGAAGGCATTATGCCAGTCTGAGCCACAAGCCGAACAACCCCATCATGAGTGGAGACATCATTAATACGAAAGTTCTGCGCCATTTCTGTGTAATCAGCAGCTTTCTGCATTGACTTGTTGCTTGGGTCTAATTTTTCACCTATTGTCAGCGCCTCATTGAATCTGCGTGAATCCCGTTGCGCCTGAATTGCTTCATTTGATCTCTGAAGCAATGCAGACAATTTTCCGTAAGCATCGAGTTTTAACGCATAGTGAGGATCGTTAACCTCAGGCTTCACTTTCTGCATTTCTTCTTGCTGCTGAGAAGGAGGCAAATACTGAATTGCCTGGAATATTCTCGCGTTATCAATCGCTATATCCAGTTGATTGATTATTTTATCTGCGTTTTTTCCATACCCCCTGATGATGGTCTCCTGAGCCGGTATATAATCTGGAACCTCACCGTTATATAGCTGGGCCATGGTGTTATTAATAGCTGGCTCAAGCTGTTCTAATATTAACTTCCTTTGCTTTTCTATCTGACTATTAGCAAGGTTATCTATTTGATAAATAGTCAGTGGATCCATTCCAGTTTTATTTTTTCTATATCGGGAAAGCCACCCTTGTGTTTCTGATGGAAGATTTCGGATAAATTCTTCTTCTGATATTTCACCTTTACGTGGATCACCGACTTTGGCGATCAGTTTATCCACGTTACCCATCCCCCAGTTATATGCTGCTCCGGTCAATATTTCTGAGCCGTACTTACCATACAGTTGATTTACATAGTCACTGGCAAGCATTTCATGCTGTTGTTCGTCCGTAGGGTTGTATTCAACGCCACGTTTGGCCGCCAGTTCTTTCCCTGTGCCCGGCATTAACTGGTATTTCCCCTGGGCCCTCTCTCCAGAAGATGTTTTCGGTCCTTCAAGAATACTACCATCAGGATTAAAATGACGATCACCTGATTCAACAAGGCGTATGGCACGCATGTCCATGCCTCCAGAATCATTTTTCTGAAACTGACCATTTAACCATCCTTCCGGATTAGCAGCGGCATAATTCTTCGCCCGCATTTCTGTGGCACTGCGATCATCACTTTCTATTTCTTCCAGAATGCGTTCTTGTGACCATCCCCTGGCTGCTCCATATCTGGCAATGGCTACCATTCTGGAATTTCTGGCTAAAGTGGCAGTTTGCGGGTCATTCCAGGCATCCGCTTCATTTTGTATCCATAATTTTCTCGTTGCCTGATATTGCTCATCTTCATAGGCATTTGTCTGCCCTATCTCATGTCTGAGAACTCCAGTACTGAACTGAATTTTCTGTGTTCTGGCTTGTTGCAAAAACATATTTCTTGCTGCTTCATCAGTCAATGAAGCAGCTATTTCTTCCACATCCTGATCAAATCCAGATATGTACTCTTGCCCCTTACCAATCGCATTTTTGCCTTGTTGTGCATAAAAACCGGTTTGAGGGTTATAAAGACGTTCATTGCTGCGCTGATTAAGCTGAAGGATGGCATCCTGAGACAATGCAACATTCGCTTTCTGCCTGGCTTCACCATATGCCACCGCATACTGATCTGCGACATTCGCCAGCACCTGACCTGCTTGAGGAACATCGAAGGTTTGAAAACCACCGGTTTGCACACCACGACTTTGCACCTGGCGTCCGGATGTAGTAGGAACAACAGGCATCAGTAACCTCCTATTTTGAATCGGGAGTCAGAATTCATAAAACCTGAGTTAGATAACATTGGCGTCCCACCACTAGATGTACTTCCTTTAGAGAACGGGCTCCACGTTCCGCCGCCCATCTGGTATGCACCGTATGCTTTTAGTGGTGCCGTTAACAAAGTGCTGGTCATCGATGATTTAGCAGCCGACTGAGCAGCAGCCCCCTGTGCCTGAGCATTCATTCCCTGAACCTGATACCCATATGCCTCACGCTGAGCATTATTCACTGTCGTTAACGCATCAAGAGTGCCGAACTGAGCATTATCCGCAAAAACGTCAAGAGCTGTTCCGCTACTTAATTCCGCACCGGTAGCCCCCATAGTAGCCGCCGCAGTGCCTGAGCGTTGACGCATTTCACGACGACGCTGATCCGCTTCAATATTCCCACGATTGATTGAATCCTGTGCCTGAGCTTCAGCAATTTCAGCATTCCGATCTGCTATGGCTGACTGGTATTTTGCCTGCTTGCTCTGGCTGTACATTGACGCTGCTGTGGATGCCACTGTGACGGCAACCAAAGCGATGGCTGGGTTACACATTATTTTCTCTCCATGTGAAATCTGTGGAAATTAAGACCAAGAGCACCATAAGGCGCGGCTTCTTCAAGCCTGAATCCAAGCCAGTGCAGCCATGCTTTGGCAACATGGTTTCGCTCGTCGACGTAGTTTTCCAGGCGCGGATAAACTGCCAGCATCTGCTGCAATACAGGTCGGCAGTGGCGAAGAAATGTCTTCTGATATTTTTCAATACGGCTGGTTCCGACCAGCCAGGGTGTACCATTGCCACCGATCATTGACGCCGGAGATACACCAAACATGGTTACCAGTTCTCCGTTCGCGAACCCTGACCAGGCCATAGTCGCAGTGCGAAGACCAACACGCAGCGCATCTTCGGTAGTCATCAGCGATACCGCATACAGTTCGTCAATATCAGCCTGACGAACATCCGGCAAAATCATCTGAAGATGCTCTTCGGTGGCGGGAATAATTCGAACATCGATCATCAGAATCCCCCAACAGTAAGACGAGGAATAACGGCAAGAACAGACAGCGGCAACGGGTCAAGCTGACGGATTCTTACACGTCCGTTTTTGCCCCAGTTACTGTCCAGTTTCACTTCTACTTTTCCGGTAGCGTCATCAACAGGATCATCGTAGAACTCGAATTCACGCTGTGGATATTCGTACCATTTACCGCCGGGCGTAGTCGCCCAGATGCCGCGACTGGCATTCACAACAAGAGTAACGGACGGGATCACCTGTTTTTTGTCCAGCAGCGTTTCCTGTCCGTTAATGTTGATATCCAGTGTTTCGAATTCAGCAGTTATTGGCAGGCCGATGTGCACAACAGCCCCAGGTGATTCCAGCGTGACGGCACCTCCGGAAACCACTTTCTGTGGTTCCACGTTCGCATCAGAGAGAATGTTTACGGTCTGGCCTTCAAGATGAGACAGGCCTCCAAATGTCCGGCGCGCCATCTGCCAGTACGTGGTGGCCACATTCCTGAGGGATGGCGGGACGTTCCTGTTAGCACGAACCACTACAGCGGTATTGCTGGTTACAGAAATAATGTCGCAACGTAATTCTTTTGACACCTCATCGCCAGTATCAGGAGCAGTTCCGGTATAAGGGAACTGTAGTTGCGCGCCGACATCACTACTGGTGAAGTACGCACCACCAGAAACACTGATTGTATATTCCGCGCGGTAATCCCATTCGCCAGAACCACCAGTGATGGTCATCGTTCTGTCAGACGTATTTCTTCCATCATAGCTAAGGCCAGAATCAACAAAGAAAGCATCTTCATCGCTGGTAAATAAACGGCTGGACAGTCGCTCGATGTATCTCACTGTTTGCCCGTTAACGGTTCGGTTAACGACGAAATACACCGCATCTTCATTGCCTTCGCTGATACTGCATGTGCTTTCATATTTTCCGGTACTGGATTGTGGTGCCCATGCAAAAACCTGCTGATCACGCAAATAGGTCATCACCAGTAATTTACCGTCATCACGAATGCAGAATGCGCTGGAGTAAGGGACAATCGAGAAGCACCAGTCAACAATGCTGTGCTTCTGAAAAAGATGATTGGCAAGGATGGTCAGGTCGTTCCCCTGATAGCCGTCAACATCGAATGAGTAGGCCAGATCACGGACAACACTGCCTTTCTCCTGGACGAACAGAGCAATATTCGCTACGGCAATTGGTGGGACATTACTCGAGCCATTTGATCCCTGAGAGCTGAATGCAAATGATGATGGGGTTAACACTTTGTTCTGGTCGCCGGTGATGACGTACTCACCTCCGGAAGTCAGCGCCACCAGAGAACCAACATCAATCAGGTGACGGATCTCATTAACCTGACGCCCGGCATAGGTGTAGATAATTCTGTCGTCATCCTGCGTAGGATTGCTTTTGCCAAAATCCTTATAATCACCGGTACGGCTGGCCCAGATAGTCTGAGGGAACGCAGTCGATGCGGCGAAGTAAAGACGTTGTTGATAATAAACAACAGTGCCAGGATAACCATTAACACTGTTCCAGGCATATTTAGCCCATTTATAGCTGGCATTATCCTCGCCCACGACCTGCGAAGGGATATAGGAAATCACCTCGGCAGTTGCAGTAGTTCCATTTGCAGCAGTGATACGGGCAATGCCAAAACCACTGTGCAGATATTCCCACTCAATGCCAGTATCATCATCACCGGATCCGCCCCAGCCATCCCATGATGTGCCTTCTGTATGCGAAGGGCGCAAAGTACCTGTTTTGCCTGCTGTAACGGCGCGATAGTAGTTACTGTCTGCACGGCGAATATCGCCAATCGACGTACTCTTACTGGTTTCCCATACCGGCACAGAATCCACTGCAGGCTGTTCCAGATAGAACAATTTGCCTGCCTGCTCCGCGCCAAAAATAGAGGCGCTTGCCGTTAACGTAATTGTCCCGGTGCTGGCGCTGGCATAAACCGTCACTGACTCATCAATATTGATATCTTCAAATGGCCCGTTCTTCGTTACCACATCAACCAGTTGCCAGTTGTCATGCGCATAGCGGCGCAGCTCTTTCGGCGGGTATGCCGGGTGAACCAGCGTAAGCACGTCGGCGCTTTGCGTGAATTTAATTCGGAACAGATCGGCTTCAGTATATGGCGTGGCAATTTCATAAATAACATTGCTGCTGTTCAGCACCAACGCACCATCTTTGATAACGCGCATGTACTGGTGTCCGAACTCCAGAGCATAGGTCTGAACCGTCGAGAACTGGAACGGGATCAGGCGGCATTTCCGATTTGGGTATTTGGCGGCACCAACAAAACGCGTACCAGGTCGATTCTCAACGCCGCCATACTGTCGCACGATAAAGTTATCGCACTTGCGCAATGCCACCTGATACTTCGCCATGTCGATACGACCGTACAACGACGGTCCAATCTCACCACCGGCAAAGCTGGGCTGGATCCAACTGATAGCCATCAGGACAACCTCGCAATGGTAAACTCGTCAACCGGTGGCTGTGGTTCCTGTGATTCATTCTGGCTATGCGAGCCAGCACTAAGAATCACGCGATTGTACATATTGAGGGCAAACGTACCGAGGTCTGCATTCCCAGTCAGCGCCATGTTAATAGCTGCCGCAAGACGCCAGGCCAACGCCTCCATAAAAATGGCATCAAACATGTTCACATCTGAAACGCGAGAGACATACTTGAGCCATGCCTGAGGCTGGTCTGTGTAGATCAACTTTCCTGTTCCGTTGGTGTCTGCACCAACTTCGTACTGAACGCGCATTGCTGCTGTTGGATTGCGTACACCAGGAAGCATAATTTCAGTAATGCGCAGACAATCGGACGGGTACTGGTACGCATATTCCCAGTCAGGCGGTGGATTGCTCGTATCTGCAAGCGCCACGCGTTTGGTAGCAAAGTTCCAGTCAAAATCAGAAAGAACGGCATCACGGCAGGCCTCAAAGTGCAGCGAACATTCCCCCGCTTCCTTGCTGGCTTCCGTCAGGCTGTTAATACTGCGGCTGTTGCCAATATTGGACAGCGCACGATTACAGATCTCTACTACAGAGGCCATCACTCACCTCCGTTACCGTACAGAGTTTCAGCCGCTGATTTTTCTACATCCCTGGAAACAGGAGCGATCGCCATATCAGTGATCTGCAGATCGGCGCTGCGATTAACACCATCGTCAGTTTCTCTGGCAGACAGGCCTCGAATAACAGCCTTTGCAGTTATCATCACTTCTGTTCCGACGCCCTGAGGTTGCGCCTTCAGCTTATTCAATGTGTCGTTATTCAGCGTGATGCACAGCCCCCACGGGTATTCATCGCGAGTTCTGGTTTCTCCGCTCTCATCCTGGTAGCTGTCAGTGCCGGTTTTGAGGTTTACGAGTTCCATATACACTCCTGCAATAAAGGGGCCGAAGCCCCTTGTCTCATCCGCGAGGCTTACACGCCCAGTTCTTTACGCTTATCTGCGATCTTCTCGCGGAGCGTTTCTGCTTTGGCGTTATGGTGTGGCTTCTCGTTAAAGAGCAATTCGTACTCTTCACGGAGCTTATCCAGTTCACCATCATCTGACACATCGTTGATGATTTTGGTGCTGGTTGCTGCCATAGACACCTTTCCTGCTACCTTTGCTTTTGTCTGTCTGGCTGCATCGTTAACAGGTTCCAGTGCGCTACCAGGCTCACCTTCGTATTCGATTTCTGCCCCCTCCGGCCACAGAGTGTTATGGATATGAGAGAGGCGCAGAACGCGGTATCTTGGTTTCTCACCTGACATAAATATCACCTTAACCAGTTACTTTTGAGCGGATCGGATACGGCGTATTGGCATCAACATCAAGATTGATACCCGCAGTGAATTTGCCAGCCGTTAGTGGGCCAGTTGCGACGGAGTAGTTAACACGCAGATATCGCTGAACACCGGCAGGCACCTTTGCAGAAACAACTCGTTTACCTGCTGTCAGGGTAGCCTTTGCCAGTGCGCCACTATCATAAATAGTGGACCATGAGCTGTTATTCTCACTCGTCTGCAACTGGATGTTTACAGTTGCCTCACCACTTGCCGTGGCGGCTTCGTTAACCAGCACCCAAAACTCAAGCGGATAACCCACGCCGATATCACGACGTTTTCCGTCAATTGGACCGAGATCGATTACGTCAGTAGAAGCCGCGGTATTCGTAACCGCCTGAGCTTCGGAGAACATCAACAGTTTGTCGGTGATCATCTTCTTTCTCCATTAGTGGGTCTGTTACGACCCACAGGTTAATAACAGGCGTTACACCACGCAGGCTTCTGTTTCCAGAAGCGCATCAGTTTCACGGATTGGTACACCACGGAATGAAGTCCACCACTCGCCTTCTGTCTCTTTTACGCTGATCGCCAGAGATGTTTTCTCCAGAGATTGCAGATCAAGAGCCTGGCCTACAGTGCGGTTCATGTAGAACACCGGGCGACCCATGCCACGATTTGGAATGCGATGCAGTGCTTTAACCATCAACTTCGCAATATTTGCGGCAGAGGAAGGTTCTGAAAGATTGCTGACATCGATGTTTGCAATGCGAACAACATAACGCCAGTCACGCAGAGCAAGTCCGTTGTCCCATTTGTAATGGGTACGGTAGCCTTCGTACTTGCCGCCATTCGCATCTTCCAGTGTCACCTGGCCTTTATCTTCCATCTGGATGCCAGCCTTCTGCCCTTTCGGGAAGATGCCATGCACGGTGTTTTCGCCCCACACCACTAACCAGATTGAGGTGTTATCTGTACCCGTGCCACCAGCATCAATGATGTTCTGAGCATTACCCGCAGACAGGCTGGAATAGCGGGAGGACAGTCCCATAAACTGCTGAGGGTTAACGCTGGAATCACCATAAAACAGTGTCTGCGCCATCTGCTGATTCATCGCTTCAATAAATGCGCGGTCTTCAGACAGGCGGAATTCGGCAGTATTACCGTTCAGATCAGCCAGTGACTTATCGACTTCAGCATAGGTTTCCAGCATGCCAACGGAATCGGTTACCTGCACTGTGGTTGATTTGCTTGGCTGTACGCCATAGTTCAGCAAACGCCAGGTAGCTGAAGGTAAACCAGAACGAATGGTGGTTCGGTGTCCGGTAGGAAGGTTCCCTTCGACAAAAGGCATATCCTGAAGGATCGGGTTTGTTTGACCGAGAAGCTCGATAATCTTATCGACTTTCCCGTTTGGATCGACGCGCTTACCCCAGTCAGCCAGCGTTAGCGCAGTTAAGCCTTTAACAGCCATTGTCATTTCCTCTCTTATTTGCCATAGAGCACTTCGGCCGCACTACGCTGGCCTTCATTACCACCGGTGACCATGCCATCTTCAGACATCGCCTTTCCGATTCTCACGAACGTTTTGACCAGATCAGGGTGATTACCCAGCCCGGTGGTGTTCAGATATTCTTTGAGTTCAGGTGTCCCGAACTGGTCAAGCGCACGCTGTGCGACGCTAAGGTTAGAAATCAACTTGCCGCCACCGATTTCTTTGTCAGCTTTTACATCCGCAGCCCACTGCTCGGTTGTTTTCTGCCAGGCTTCTGCCTGGCGCTGCTGAACACCTGCCAGAATCTTCGGATAAGCATCAACCAGCTTTTGCGCTTGCTCGTTGGTCAGGTTAAGTTCTCGCGCCACCGGCTCGAATTCCTTCAACGCTTCTGTATCCAGCTCTACGCCTTCGGCAGCCTGAAACTCGTACTTCTCAGGCGCACCCTCTGGTTTATCGCCGTCCTTTTTTTCACCCTGCTTATCGTTTTCAGGCTTTTTGTCATCAGCAGGTTTATCGCCATCAGCAACAGGTTGTGGCTTATCACCTTCCGGTTGTGATGGATCACCAACTGGAGCAGGGTTATCACCTGCAGGCGCTGACGGTTCTGACGCAGCCGGAGCTGCTCCACCATCGACTGGTTGCTCATTGCAAAGACGGCGATACAGCAAACGCTCAAATAAATTCATGATCACTCCTGTTCACTGGCCTCTTTGGCCATCTTCAAATACTGTTCAGGGCAATGCGCCATAACGCGCTGAAACAGTTCCAGCGCCAGATTGCGTTGCCCCTCATTAAATGCCATTGCCATAGCGTCCATCGGTGAGATAGCGGAAAACACACGGCCTTTCTCCAGCACCGACCAGACAACGCGACGCCCCTGTTCACTGCTCATGACAAAGCAAATGTCATCAATTTCACGCTGTGCCATGTCACGTTGCTTACGGGCGTTTTCTTCTTTCAGTTGATCGTCTTCGTAATCTGTCATTGTGATTGCCCACCCTGACCACTAACTGCATTCGCCATAGCTGACAAAACACTCGGATCCGAAGTTTTAGCTTCGCTTAGCGTCTTGGCACCCTGTGCCGCCGCCATCCCCATCGCCATCATTTGTTGCTGCTGTTGTTGCTGTGCCCGTTGCTGGCGAGCCTGCTCAACCTGTTCCTGCGGAACAATGACGGTTGGAGACACTCCGGACATATCAGCGAATGCATCGATCGCCTGATCAACGTTGAGTTTGTCGAGAGCTTCTGGTTTCGCTTGCGCAAGTTGACCAATGAAGTTGACCGTAGACGCCAGACTGGACAGGCCGATAGACTTCTGCGCCTGAGCCATGACGGAAATGTATTCGACCTTCAGGGGCATACCTTCCATCACGTCAGGCGGTGGCGGCAGCATGTTTTTACGCACCATCATCGAGAAAGCGCGGTCAATGAGAGGATTAAGACATTCGTCGTTCAGACGCTCCAGAACCGGCCCCAACATCAGAAGTTTTTCTTCTTTCATTTCGATCACCGCTTCAACAGGCATCGAGCGGGTATTGATGTTCTGCAACATCATGAACAGATCGACAAAGTAGGCGCTGTTAATGATTTGACGGGTGTCCTGAATGTCTGCCACCAAATCTGCTGTACTGGGGTTAACCAGATAAGCAGGCCTGAAACCATCCTGACCAGTAATCAGATCGATATACGTGATGTCGCCAGGAAGAAGGGAGGCACGCTGATTCTTGAGGGAAGTCGGAGCAACCATCGGCGGATTGGTGGCTTTATCAATCAACTGCGACTTGCGCTTCTGGAGAAGCTGCAATGCCTTAACAGGTCCAAGCGCCAGCATACCCGGGCATGATGATCCATAAACATCTTCGCCGTTAACTTCCCAGCGCGGAGCCATAATTGGAAACTCATCGAATCCGGACTCACGCAACAACTTGTCGTTATCGCCACCAACCTCGTAATAAACCGATTTGAATGGCTTGTTCTTGCTATCCAGCTTCGATGTATCGCGGTCAATGTTCGGGTAAACCGAATGCATCACTTCAATCCACTTCTCGTAGGTGCCGCTTTCCCACATGCTTTTTACGGATTCGCTGACGTTATTTAGCCCGAACTCCTGAACAAGCTGACGAACAGTCATAGAGAACTTGCGAAAACAGGTGTCCACACTGCCACGAGGTGAGTTAGCCAGGTAGTAACTGCCTATCGGGAATGGCATTGTGCGAATGATGTCCTCGTCATCCTCCAGCACTGCCATTGCACCAGTGCTGTATGTGCCGAGGCTTCCGTATAACTGCGGCAGAGACTGATAGAGATTCGACTTATTGAACATATCGTTCATGCGGTTCTGCACCGCCTCAAGCCACAACTTAACAGGGCCATAATCCATCATTTCAGGATCTGGCGTAGCCAGGCGAAACCACGGACGCGCGGGGCTTGTGATGCCTGACATCATGCCGCTGGCGAGAGTGCGCGCCGCCATAGTCCCGGTCGAATCAATAATGCGTGTATTGCGTCGATCGTTACGGTTGACCTCAGAAGTCAGAAAGCGGGAACCACGCGGGTTGATGTAATCACTCAACTCGCGCCAGTGCGGCTCGAACGACTGACGCTCGCTTTCAAGTTGTGCGAACTGTTTGTTCAATCGCTCTTTAGTTGTTTCCGCCATTTCAATGACTCCAGTTACTGACCAAGCAGCGTTTTACCGCTGGTATTAGCGGTTGATGTGTCGCCCTGAGAACCGGTAAGCAGCGTAGAACTACGACCAGCAGCAGCGCGACGGCGACGAGTTTCTTCGTCGCGGGCATCAACAACGGCGGCATCCTGCTCCTGTGGTGCTGCCTGAACTTCTGGTGTTGCAGGCACTGACGGTGAGCTACCCATGCACATATCAATGACTCCGTACGCAATTAAATTATTACCAATTTAACCACATATGATTTATTTATCGTAGATAGTTGACATTTAACGCACGAATTATTACCTTTCAGGTAAGCAAAGGGTTCATTCCGGTTATTAACCTGACTGGCTTATCGTTAAATTGAACAGGTGGAGTGAGCTTTTATTTTGAGCAGTACGGCGTATGGCACATGCGCCGATAGCGGTCTGGATACGTTTAAGGGGCACCCTCCCTTGCTCGGGCAAACGAACCAGGTAGCCGGAATGTGCAAGTCGAGCGGTTTTATTCCGCGCACGGGGATTCACCATCCCGGCGATTCGGTGTGACACCTCGGAAGAGACGAGGGTGCAACTATGAGAGCATTTATGGAGCCGCGACAAAGTGTGGTGCCTTAACAGGCTAAGTGCTCTCAGCGTTGTGGCATTAGCTCAGTTGGACAGAGCAACCGCCTTCTAAGCGGTTGGTCGCAGGTTCGAATCCTGCATGCCGCGCCAGAATCACGCCTAAGGACCGTGATGCCAGAAGTTCCAGGGGCTTGGCGGTGATGGTTTCCCTTGAAGGACTATCACCGCCCTTTTTACAGCAGGACGCCATTGCGATGACTTCATGCTGTAAACCCGTACAGCCACGGAAGGCATAACTCATTGCTTCCAGTTCGCCCGGTTCGCCGGGCATTTTTTTGCTTGATGACCGCAAATTACCTTAAAGGTATAATCATGAAAAACTTCAAGGTAATTAGCATGTTTGAATCGTTCAAAGAGCTGTTTTTATCTACTGCCAATACTGCCGTGAATCGAGCCAAAAACCCTGTGCTTGGTGCTTTTGTTATGTCCTGGTGCGCCTTCAACTGGAAATCAATTCTTTATCTATTTTTTAGCAAATCAAACATAATAGATAAAATTTCATATATCTCAGATAACAGCACATGGAAAACTGTTATGTTTTATCCATGCTTATCTGTAATTGCTATCTGCTGCCTATTACCATGGGTAAACAATATCATTAACGTATGGCAAGCAAAGCCTCTTGATAATAATGACTCAATCGAAAATCACCTGAAGGCAAGAAAAATCCAGCGTGAAACCAGACTGCAGAGGTTATTAGCTAAAAAAGATGTTACATACGACAAAGTTAAGACTGGCGCGGAAAAAGACATCCAAGAGATGAAAGAAGAGATTATTCGATCAAAGAATAGTATGGGGGAATTGACTGCCGAGTTGAAAGCTAAAGATGACGAATTGAGATCCGCCAGTGCTCAGTTAGCAGCTCTAAATCATTCATTAAAAGAGATATCGGAAACTCTGGGAAGAATGAATGAGGCATATAAGACCCTCCAAAATGATTTCGACGAATACAAACTCAAATACCCTGAAAAATCTCAAATAAAAAGCCTTGCACTTGGCAACGGCCAAACAATTAGCAACTTTTTGGAGCAACACAACTTATCCGGATTAAAATCTGGTAAGCCAGACGTTTTTCATAACTTTGGTGTTCTATCTGGATTATCAGGTTTCGAGGATAAAAATAAAGACTAAGCATATGGATCGTACTCGGTAAGCGCCTTGCCTTGCTGGTTCTGCTGCCCGGGAATTCGCAGACGCTTTGACACAGGGAAAGCAAACGTCAGCAGTAGCGCATCGCCTTTACCAGGCGAACGCCCAAGTCGTTCTTTGATATCTTCCTTCGGTTCGATAACGATTTTACCGTCCACGCGAACTTTGTACTCTGCCGCCGACAGATCGTCCGCTGTTTCCTGGTCATCCAGCATCCCGCCCAACCTCAGCCATGTCTTGCATGAGTTGAACATCTCCCCGCGCTTGTTGAGCATCTGAGGGTCAGTTGACGCACCACCGAACGGAACAAGTTGCCATGTGCGCCCCCAGCCGTCACCGATTGACTTCAGACCGGTTCCGTAACCGAAGTCGATGAACACCGCGTCAGCCTGATACTGGTCTTCAAAGTCAGCGATACGCTTCGCCATAATCAGATCGTCAGTGGTCTTGTTGCCAGTCCATAGCACCTTACTATGCAACCCCTGCCGCAGGTATATCACCGCGTCATCAACGCCTGAATATGCCGGGTCAACACCGATTATCACCGGAGCATGTGCCACATGCGCAGCGGTTACCACCCGTTTCATTGCCTCATCAGTAAGACCGGTAGGGATAAACTGCAATTCAGATGCATCAGGGAATATGCCGCGCACACGGATTTTAACGAAGTCGCTGTCTTCCCCGTAGTCATCAACCCATTTCTGCAACTGCTGTTTGTTAGTACCTTCCACCGTCCGGCTGTCAATCTGCGCAGTTTTCCAGCGGTGTTTGTATTTGCGGAAACATTCGCGAAAACGCCCGGTGTTACGTGTAGGGTTTCCGAACGCCACCCAGATAATCTCAGTGTCTTCGTCCGTTAGCGCACCCTCGGCAACTTCCCACACCAGATCCGCAATGTTCGACGCTTCATCGAATACCACGATGATGCGTTTGCGCTCGTTGTGTAGTCCGGCGAATGCCTCAGTGTTGTGCTCAGACCAGGGTATTGCGTCAGCTCGCCACCGCTTGTCGTGTCCAGGATCATTGCTGTACATCGCGGTAGCGGTACAGGTAAACCAGTCTTTCGTGATAGCAAGGTTCGACCACTTGATAATTTCCGGCCAGGTCTTCGTTCGTAGCTGGTTGTCGGTGTTGGCGGTCACCACAACCTTACAATCCTCGCAAGTGGACATGCCCCAGTTGATCAGCATTGAGATGAATGCGGATTTACCAATACCGTGACCCGAAGCGCGTGCCAGCATAAGCGGCTGATAGCGCGTCTCTGGATTCTGCAGGTGATCACGTATCTCTCGGAACGCATCAGCCTGCCACTGACGTGGACCGGTGGCATGTGCCAGTTCAGTCCCATCTTCCCCCCACGGGAACGCATAGAGGGCATAGCCAAGCGGATCGTGAGTGAACCCTGCAATATCCTCGATTAACTGCTCTTCAGGAGATAACGCTGTATCTGTCACTGATTACCATCCTGACGTTCTTTGAGTCGCTTCCTGGCTGCTGCTATGCGATCAGCAATTGTCACATTCACATTAACATCCAGACGTTCTTTGAATGCGTTGACATCAACATGCTTACCAATCAGCTCAAGGTTCTTCACCTTGTCAGGCCATTTAATTTTTTTGAGGATTGTCTCTATTGAATCCTCGTTCATGTTCATGATGGTCGATGACAGATCAAAGCCACTAAGCGTAGTGCGCCAGATTTTCGGCCACTCACGGATTGGTTTAAGGCTCCCATCGTCGTTGAGGATGTCGATCACGTCCATCTGGTCGATCTCCACCAGGCGCATGAGAACGTAATCAGCACTGACACGCATTCGTTTGTTGCGCTCCTCCATCAACTCGGCAATCCGTTTCTGAATGCGTTCATCGCGCATCATGACACTGGCTTTAACTGCCGCTGTATTTGGGGAGAATCCTGCGTTAATCGCAGCCTGAGTCTGGTTTTCAGGCGTTTTGATGTATGACTGGCAATAAGCCTCCTGCATTGCTGTGAGCGGCTTAAATTGCGTTGATTTGCGTTTATAGGTTTTAGGTTCAGCAGGCATCATAACCACCGTGGTAATTGTTACCGTTGTGGTAATAATACCATGCAAAATAAAGCCGCCATAGTTGGCGGCAGTATTCAAAATCCATCAAATTCATCATGCATAATCTACTCGTGACATGTCACACTATTAATTTCGTTTCATGCCAGCCTTTAGTCACCCAGCATTGCGAGTCACCATTACACGGGCATGAATTAACTGGAACTCTCTCGCCGCACTTACCGCAACGTTTTCTGCTGATCGATTTTATACGCCCGCGCACACGTGCATCATCCTGGCGGATCAGCAGCGCGATGTACTCGGCCATTTCATAGGGATCGCGACCAGGGCGCCGGGCGGCGCAGTTCCGCGCCAGCATTTCCTGCTCCTGCTTATCCAGCACCAGTTCAATTTTGCGCTCACCGGCGGCGGACTGCCGAGCGCGCTGCGCGGCTTTGCGTTCTGCGGGGGATTTAGCCACGAATCGCACTCCACGCCAGATTGATTAATGACTCCCAGGTAATATAAACCCGGATACCAGCAGCCAGGCCGAAACCAATCACCATGGCATAAAGCAGAGCGTTGCACTTGTTCATCACTTCACCTCCTGCGGCGGTTCTGGTAGCGGCATCCAGTGGGTTACTCCATGCCATATACCAGTTAAGGTTTCAAACCTTGGCTCTCTGCCTTTCTGTGTCTTGGCATATCCATTCCTTGTATATACGCATTGTCTAACTGCATATCCATTCCATCCAATAACTGTTTGTCTAATTTCAGGCATTCGCTCACTACAGCTTATCCAACCATCCGGAGTTCCCGGAGTTGGTCCATCGAATTCGGGCATGTCAGGACCTTTTCTGATAGCTTTAGCCAGCTCCAGCGGGTCATCGTAAAGCCAGTCGCCAGTTTGTGGGTGATTTGCTTCTGCCAGTTGCGCCGCCCATTCAAGGCCGTCTTTGTGACCTTGCAGATAGCCCAGCGGCAACTCATCACGATTACTTACATGTTCGGCACCCCGAAGCATGGCGGCGCGGAGTTTCTGTATCTCCCGTGCCATTATTGCGTCCTGACGAGGAGTGAACATATCACCTGCAATAATTCTGTTTAGTTCCTCGTCAGTGAACTCATAATCATCAGGAACATTGTGAACCTCAGCATAAAGAGGCTTTTTGGTAGAAATGGTCATCGTAAAACACCCTCCGCACTTACCAGTCCGTTTCGCAAAAGATAATCCATCGCCCTATCTGGTAATTTGCAATCAGGTTTTGCTTTTTTCAGTTGGCTGACCAATTGTTTAACCAGCATTGTTAATTCGATAACCTGGTAGCGCGGCAATGGTGAATTATCGGATTTGCCCTGACTTTCTGCGCTGCATGAATGCCCTTCCAGCCATGCCAATGCTTGTCGCATGAAATACGCAATATGTTTGCCGTGGTAATCGTCTTCATCGATGTGAAAAGCGATACTGCGGATGTATTCTATTGCGTTTTCAATATCCTCCGGCCTTATCGGCGCTGACATATTTTGATTTTGGAGTGCCAAGACGCGGCAGGCATACTCAACGCCCTTAACTGCATCTGCGCAGTAGTTATAGCGATTGCATTCCACTAATTTCCGTTTGAGTTTTTCAATTGCCTGCGCGACATCAGCCTGTATTACAGGAACTGGCGGAACGGCTGTTTGCTCTCGAACGTCATTAGTCGCTATCGGTTCTGCTGCCAACTGACTGGCATATTTGTTAATGGTAACGATAAGCTCTTGCTCAGCCTCATCCAGACAATCACCGATACCTCGCCTGTCACCGTCAAAATCATCGAAATCGGCACGAATCTTGGCAACCTTCAGGATTGCGGACAACACCTCACTAGGAATTACCGGATAGTTGGTTGACGTTTCCGCGATTTCCCGAAAATTATTGGTTGACGAATTCTTGTTTTCCCGAAAGTTTCCGGACTGAAGCATGGCGGCGCGGCAGGCGTTCCATCCAGCTGTTCGCCCAAGCGCGTAAACTTCAGATGGCTCAAGATAATCAATGTCATGCCCGTCCTCATCGTCGTTCTCAGGTAATGCAGCAGGTACTACCGGTACTGGCGGAGCGGCGTAGACTTCAATAATCCCATTATCAATAGGCCACTCTCCATCCTTGATGTAGTCACTTGTGCCGTCAACTTGCTGTTCAGCAATGTGGAATGCACCAACTGGCTCTGCCTCAAGCGAGGCCAGTGCAATTCGTGCCAGTTCCATTTGTTCGCCACGGGTAAGCCCGTTATCAAGCGGATTTTTAATGAATAATTCGATACGTTCTTTGGTAATAGTGGTCATTTGTTAATCCTCAAAACTTTATGCCCGGGCGCAAAAGCACGTGTTTTGTCTTTACTTATTCGCCACCCGTCTTTACGGGCCTCTTTTGCACAACCAGACCATGACGTACCGATATACTCACCAAAATCTGGCGACTGATATTTGCCATCCGTACACTGGCGGCAATCACAATAGAGATGCATGGTATAACTTGCGGCAATACCCATTCAGCCTCCTT